CGGCAAAGACGCGGTGTTCACTTACGATTTGGTCCTGACGACCCCGTTCGATGCACCGCTGCGCGTGGCTGCGGGGCGCTTCACGGTACGCGCGGGGGTCACACAATGACGCTGGTAGTCTCCACGCCGACGATCATCACGCTGCCGACGCGCAACCCGACACTGCCGACGTCGAGCGATCCGATTGTGGCTTTCCGCGTCAGTGCGTCACAGATCGCGGTGCGCGCGCTCGGCGCCGGCGGCTTGATCGATGAATTCGGTTGGTTCGATCCGCAGGGCTACGCCGGGTGCGCCGCAGGGTGGTGGCCGCTGTATCAGGCGGTCTGGGATGGCGGGCAGCGGATCGAGACGTTCCGTCAGCCGAGTGACCCGACGCAACGCACCGTGCTGCCGTATGCGGTTCGGCTCGGCACGACCGGCACGACATACCCTACCGGCTACACGGTCACCGGCGGCGGGCATGGCGAGCGGTGCGACCTTTCGAGCGTGTCGATCAAGATGGACGGCGCGGGGCCGAACCTTCAGGACTTGGCGAATTGGCCGGTCGGCAAGGTTGTGCGCGGTTCCAGTAGCTTCGGCATCGAATCGACGCCGCGGCTGTTGCGCGGAAGCACCGAAGTCGCTTCAATCCCCTCGTTCTTGCAGGCGTACATCGTCGGCACTGGGCTTGTCGAAATCGGCTCGATCAGGCCGCTGTCCGGTTTCACCAACGTCGCGATGCAGGATTCGCCGATCGGCATGCACGCGGTTTCGAACCCGGCGTTCGATCAGGCGAAGGTCGCTAACTTCGCGGGCCGCACGGTCACGCTGGTCGGCGAAACGAACCCGGCGCTTCAGCAAAAGGGCAACTGGCGCAAATCGGAACTGACGTCGGCACACGACACGATGCAGTTCTTCCGCTCGACGGACTCGCTGACGAACGCGCTGATCAGCGAGGCGCGAATGGCAAAGGGGCCATCGGTGCAGAATGCGGCGTCGTCGCTCACCGCGTGGCAACTCTGCCAGTTCGGCGGGATCCACGTTCTCGACACGCCGCTGTTCAAGAAGTTCACGCCGTTTGCCGTCAGCGCCGCCGAGACGGGGCCGCCGGGCGAGTATGCGCTGAACGGCGGTATCGATTTTTACACGATCCGCAGGGCGCGGCGCGGGGCGGTGCTGTGACGGCCGACATGCTTCACGAAATGGGGCCGCTGGTGATCGCGGTGACTGGGATGCTCGCCATATTCGGGGGAGGTATCAGGTTCGTGTGGGCTAAGATTTCCAAGCGCATCACGGCGCTCGAAACGAAGGTGGGCCATCAACAGGACGAAATCGACGCCTGCGAATCGCGCGACGTCGAAAAAGACAAGAAGCTGCACACGCTGGGTCTGTGCCTCCGCCTGCTCATCCCTGAAGTTACGCGGCTTGATCCTGCCAGCGCGACCCTGATGCAGGTGCGCTCGCTGCTCGATCAATCGTTCCCGCCGGATCCCGACCTTCCGCCCGACATGGTGGCGCTGATCGACCAGATCGACGCCGCCCGCCCGCGAAACCGCGCGCCGCGCAAATCGACACGAAAAGGACCGGCACGATGACACTGGCAGAGTTTCAGACTTGGCTGAACGCGCATGGGGCATCCCTCACAGTTGACGGAAAGGGCGGACCCGCGACGCGCGCCGCGATCTTCGCCGTGTTCACCAACAGGAATGCGGCGGCCGTTACAGATGCGCAGATCGCAAGCTTTGCGTCCCGCCTCGGCGGCACTGTCAAGCAGGTGCGCGCCGTGTCCAAGGTCGAAAGCGGCGGCGGCGGGTGGAACGATCAGGGCCAGCCCAAGGCGCTTTACGAGCGGCACTATTTCTGGCGCCGGATGCAGGTGATTATCCCGCTGCTGTCGAACCCGGCACCCGGCGGTTACACGATCGACGCCGATCGCGACGGGCTGAACGATAGCTGGGAGAAGCTGGCAGACGCCGCCATGCGCAATCCGATCGCGGCCTTCGAAAGCGCATCGTTCGGCAAGTTTCAGGTGATGGGGGCTTGGGGCACGAAGCTCGGCTACGCCAACGCGATCGAGTTCGCCTATTCGATGGTGAGCAGTGAGGCCGCGCATTACGAGGCTCTGGTCCGCTACATCGAAAAGTTCGGGCTGGTCGCGGCTTTTCGCAAGCTCTCGACCGACTGGCGCGACTGCACCGATTTTGCTCGCGGTTACAACGGGAAGGGGCAGCAGGGTTACGACCGGCGGCTTGCGCAGGCGATGCTGTGATGTGGCCGGATGCACGGGGCTGGATCGGGCTGGGCTGCTACACGCTGACGGTCGGCGTGCTCTGGATGGTCTATAACGACCGCGAGCTGCTGCAAAACGACGCGTTCCTCATTCTCGCCTATCAGGCGACCAAGGGCGGTGGCGAGCAGGCGGAATCGTCGGCGCGCATCGCAGAGGCGGCGGCGGCAAGCGCAATTCAGGGCGGCACCGTGCCACTCGACGGCGAAAAGCCACCCGCGAAGGTCGAGGTGGTGAACACCGAAGATCAGCCGGTTCCCGTGGAGCCGAAACCATGACGATGCGCAAATACTGCGGCCTCGTCGTGGCCGCGATCTTCGCTTGGTGTGTCGCTGCCGTGGTGATCGCGGCAGCTGCATGGGGCGCTGCCCGTCTGTTCGACTGGCTCGGCTGATGGACTGGATCGCCAAAAACATCGCCCGCATCGCGCTGGTCGCAATCGCGGTCGCGGTCATCGCCGCGCTGCTGTGGCTCAATTCCTGCCAGACGGCACGGGTCGCGGCCACCGATGCGCGGCTGTCGAACGGCATGGCAGGCTCGGCAATCGGCGCGGCGATCGACGCGGGCAACACCGCTGCGGCGGCACAGGCCGAACAATCGAACAATCAGGCAATCGTGAAGGACACGAACGATGCTCTCAAAAACGCTTCGACTGCTGCCGCTGCTGGCGATGCTGGCCGTGACGGGCTGCGCAGGCTCGATCGTCGTTCGCGCTGATGCGACGCCCTGCACTGCGCTGGTGCCCGGTGGCTTGCGTGACGACGTGCCCGATCAGCCCGAACCGCCCGCCGGCGTGAGCGATCCGCTGGCCGCGCTGAAGGACTGGATCGGTTTTGGAGTGCAGGAACGCGCCGACAAGCGGGCAGAGCAGACGCGGAAGACTGCGATCGTCGAACTGATCGATCGGTGCGAAGCGCGCGACCGTGCGGCTCTGAAGGCGGCGCGGCCCAAATTCCTCGGGATAATCTGAAATGGCAACACCTCCGGTTTACACATTTCAGCGTGGTGAGCCGCTCGCGTACGCTCTGCGCGTGAAATCGGGCGATCCGACCGGCTACAGCGTCACCGCGAAGCTGAAGCCGATCGAAGCGGGGCGTTTCGACGTGCCCGATGACACGGTGGCCGTGGCGGCAACGCTGACGCCGACGTTCACTGCTGCCGCCGGTCAGGAGCCTGCCTATTTCACGCTCTCGCTGACGGCGGTGCAGACGCTCGCGCTTCCGGCGGGGCGGTACATCGTCGACGAAAAGCTGACGGTCGGCGGGGTATCGCAGCAGATCACGGATCCCGCGATCATCATGCTGAAAAACAGCGTTTCGGGCTGATGGCGCTTCTGATCCTCGAACGGTTCGTGCCGCCGCGCGCGCTTCAGCTTGAGCGTCTGGGGCCGGATGCGAGCGTCACCGCGCTGGCTCAGGTCTATCCGGGTCAGATCGTCGGCGTTGTGGGGCCACCGGGGCCTGCCGCAAGCATGGCAAGCCGCATCGCAGGTGAAGCGCTCGGCGGGCACC